CCTGTTTGAGCATGGATACGTCCACCTTTAGCGGAAGGAAGAACGCCTTTTGCTGCTAACGCTTCAAGTTGTGGATTCAAAACACCAGCGCCAGAACCCGCATAATCAGATGCCGTTTGAGCAATATCTTCGCTTGTAGGCATGCCATATTGCATATGGAATGCAGCATAACCACCATCTGCATAATGGTGTTTATGATGGGCATGGATTAACCCGCCACGGGCATTGTTGCCACCGCCACCTTCGCCGCCACTATCTTCATGCTCTGCAACAGATGGGCCAATACCACGGCCACCCAACGAACTGCCGGATTCATTCGAACTATTATCAGTTTCTGAAACAGTACGATCCAATGAATTATTGTCAAACATCCCGCCTTGGCCTGTAGCAGAAGTAGACGGTGCAGCACCACCAAACAACCCACCAGCCGTAGTTGATGAATTTTGAGAAGGCGATGGGGTCGCGTTATTGTCAAAAAACCCTGTTGGTCCAGTCGCGGATGTCGACGGAGATATTTTGTCCCCCGCTAACCCAAGGCCATATCCGGCATTACCAATACCGCCTTGGTCAGTAAGGCCAGAAACACCAGACACGCCACTTGCAAGAACGCCTTTTGATGCAGCATCCGCAACGGCATTGGCTGCATTTTCGCGTTGCTGTACATTTTCAGGTTGATTGGAAAGGCTTGGCGCTTCTAATGTGCGGGTTGGTATATCCAAACCTTTTTCATTAGCAGCCCGCATACTTGCAATAAAATCACGGGAAACACGGTCATATACTGATCTTGCAGTGTCAGAAATATTGTATTTGTTACCAGTGACAGCGGCCAACGCTTTGTCTTCGTCTTGAACTGTTTTTAACGCATCAAAAATAGTGCTGTTTGGATTTTTAATAATTGCCGCAGCGCCAGCTAAACCAAATTGGTGCGCTAGAGAAAGGTTTTCAGCAGTAGCGGGAATGCCTCTTGCTTCAAGGCCAGCGGCATTTTGTTGCCCAAGAGTTGCTGCACCATATGCAGAGGACACAACATCACGTGGGTCGACGCCCATTGAAGCCGCCGTTCCTTTTGTAAATTGAGCAAGCCCTTGTGCGCTAGATTCTCTGCTTGTTGCGTCCGGATTAAATCCGCTTTCTTTATACAATTGACCACCAAGATAACCTGCTGGCAAACCATAAGCAGCATTTAAATCGCCAAGGTTAATAGTTTTGCCAGATGAGTCAAGTTTTGAACCCGCTAAATCGGCAGATGGTCCGGTGTTTTGATCCAAGGCGGATGTTGAAGCAGGAATCCCGCTGTATCCACCATAATTATTTACTATTTGGTCAGAAGCCGGATCATATGCGACATACCCGGTTTTTGCCATTTCTGGCCCCATCGAAGACACAACGCCCGTATAATTTGGATCATAAGGCGTTTTATTTACATTGGTTGTTCCCTGCAACGCTGCTGCAATTCCACTCAATAAACCACCTAATGGACCGCCAGAATTAAACGCTGAACCCGGACCACCACCAGCATCATAAGGGCCATAACCACCGCCGCCTACAGGGCCGTTGCTACTTGTGTAATCAGGGGAATACGCGGCATTGCGAGCAGTTACCCCCCCTTGATCTTGACCACCATGCCCGCCAGTTGCGGCAGCAACAACTCCCGGAGCGGAAGATGTGGTGGCCGTTGTGGCAGTTGGAGATGTCGCGGCGGCTGGCGTCGTGGCTTTCCAAGGAGGTGTAGCGCCTTGGAATGATTGTTGATATTTACGATACAATTGTTGCAGAACATCATACGGAGCGCCCGCAGCGACTGCATCATTATAATCATTGTATGCTTGAGTTACGGGGCTAATTTGAACCGAACCCGCATCTGCATAAGCAGCACGACCGCCAGACGCCCTATCAACGCGACCGCCATCTTTTAAGCCAAAGAGACTTCCAAAGCCGGAAGTAAGCGCACCAATGCCAGCCGACGCCGCAGAATATGGATTGGAAGCAGAAACTGCGCCGGGATTGGAAAGACCACCAAGAATGGATAAGCCACCCAACAAGCCACCAGCGTTACTGACCGTAGGCGAATAACCAGTTGTCGTCCCACCCAATGCCGGGGCAGCACCAGATGCCAAGCCAGCGTAGTAGCTGAGTTGTTGGTAAGGAAATGCTTGTTGGTTCATGTATTGCTGATAAGCAGTCGATAGACCAGCCTGTTGCTGTTGCTGTTCTGCCGTACCGTATCCGTACTGAGCCTGAGCCTGTTGCAAGGCGGCTTGCTGACCCTGTGTGCCAAGGTTTGCAAGGTTAAGACCTGCATTGGTCATCAAGTTACGATTTTGCAACTGAGTAGCAAGGTCTGTTTGCTGTTGCTGGTTAAACTGGCCCTGAGCCTGTGAGTAACCTTGCCCAAGAAGGTTAGCAATTGTTGCATTGTTTGCTAGACCTTGTTGGCGGGCCAATTCGGCCTGAGCAATACCAGCACGGTCGCCACCAAATGCGCCCCGTTGGATCGCATTGCCCAGCACTTGTTGCTGTTGTTGGGCATTGGTTTGGTTAATATTGGCAACAGCAGAACCCACTACATCATTAAGATATGGATTCATGTATTGATTAACAGCGTTCTGCGAAAACTGTTGCATCTGCAATGGGCTAGCCGCAGCACCTACCAAATTAGTTGCAGCAGCAAAATTAGGTTGCGTATAACCTTGCAACCCAGCGATTGATTGCCCAGCCTGAGCTTGATTGGGCGTCATGGGGGCTAACAACCCGGCGTTATATTGCGAGTATTGCGCTGAAGTGTCAGGCGTATATTGCGGATATGGTTGATTAGACTGCGTTGCTGCGCGGCCAAGAATGTCCGTTAAAGCATTCTGTACGGCTTGCGGCGCTTGATATGTCGTCGAAGCCTGTGAACCAAACAACCCGCTGCATAATGAACCCATAGCCCTAAATCCTACTGTACGTGGTTATCAGGTTTTTCATTTACGTGATTGTAAATGAAGAACGCACCAGCTTTACTCATTTGACGTTCCAACAGTTTAATTTTTGCTTCTGTCCGAACGTTAGAAACAATACCCATCAAAAGGGGGATGCCCACCTGATCAGAGTAGTTTTTGGCAAAAGAAATTAACGATTTTGCCCTTGTAGAACGACGATATTTAGGCGCAACAAAGTTAAAAACGTCGTTTAAGCACCAAGTCTTAGCGTACCAAAGCTTGTCAATAACAAGGCAAACAGCCGCCTCCAAACCTTCTTCACCGTCGATAACGCCAATGATGCCATTTTTGCCACTTAATACGTTGGTTACCATGTCCCGAACGGCATCATAGTCCATTTCAAATAGACCATTTTCTTCATGCATTAAAGCAAGAAGAACCATAATATCATCAGCATCTTTAAGAGTAGCTAATCTGACGGGATAATCCATCAATCTCTCCTTGGTCCCGGCAATTTGCTAAGAGTTTTAACAAGGTGCTTACGGACGCCTTTTACGAAATTGTCCAGATAATCATGTCCTCTTTCCATATCGCCATTACCCAATCTCTTAACATCATCAGGGTGAATGACGTATTCGCCGCCAGCAGCAACGATAGGAACTGGGCGGTATTTGCCCGACATTACAGGGCCGCCATCAGCTTTTTGAGCAGCGTTAATTTGCCCTAAATTTTGAGTGTTAAACATTTTTTGCATAGAGCCATACTCATCCAAGCTAGGCTTAGGCAAAGCTGAGAATTGCGGGGTTTTTGCACCAACACCAAATGGGCCACTGCTAAACATATTGTTGATCAGCTTAGTACCAGCAAGCGTATTGCCTTCGCCCAATCCGGAAACAATATCTGCTGGTAACACATATGAACCTTCAAGCACGTTCATAGGAATATGGTCAGTACGCCCACCAACTGCCATAGTAATAGGACCAACATGGCAAGGGGTCGCCTTTTCACGGGCAATTTTATCAGCCTGTCCAGCCGCTCCGCCAGAAGCCATTTCAGGCGTGTATGTAAGTGGGTTTTTGCCCGGTGTCTCATATGCACCCCGAATAAATCTTTCCCCGCCAGACATATCCGCAGGTTCCCAAATACGTGCAATATAATCAGGATTAAGTTTGCTGGTATCTGCGCCTACACCAAGACGGCGCATTTGACCGCCACCATGTTCTTCGTTTGGCTCAGTATAATAGATAGCTTGCTGTAATTTGCGGCCCGGAAACAATTTACGGGCCTCGCCCAAAGAACCCGGACGCATATCGTTGGGATCATTGTTAAGAAATTCACCCGTATCACCAGCTTCTTTAGATGCGGGTAAATCAGGTTGGCTTTGAGATTGTGCCGACATGTGGGCGCGACCCTTAGATGCGGCGGCATCTTTGGGGATAATAGGCGATGTCATATGCGCCCGACCCGTGGATGGAATCATGCCACTGGTAATTAAAGGAGCGTTGTCGGAACCTCCACCCTCATCCGGACGTGGGCGATAAGGACGTGCAGATGGGTCTAACGCCCTCACAGCCCGTGGATCAGAAAGCTGCGACCCGCCGGATGGCTGTGTTGTTTCCGTTCCATCGTCATCCAAACCAAGCATTGTGCGCTGCAACGGATCAGTAACCTGTTGCGACGACCTACCTGTTGCAAAAGACGGCATAGGCACATTTGTCTCTGGCGGCGTATACATTGGTGGGCGGGACTGACGCTGCGGGTAAACAGGCATAGTCGAGGCATCGCCTACACTGGGCTGGTCAGAAAATATTTGTCTATCTGGATATTGTTGCGTGGACTCATAAGGACCAGCGCCGTAACCCCTTGAACCATATGTTTGGTTAATATTTCTATTAATTTTTACTGCGTTTGCAGGAGAGTAACCAGAAAAATCTAATCCAACACCATAATTTTCATTAGGCGGCGATATTCTTCCATATGGCCCAAATCCGGCTTGAGCCGCACCCGGATGGTCAGGATACCGTTGTATCCGATTAGGATTGCGGGGCGATGGCGGGAAACCTAAAGCACTGAATGCAGAATTGTAAAAATCCTGCATACCCTGTGGCGGGACAAGGGTAGACGTATCCGCCTGTTTTGCAGGGCCATTCATGCCTAATTGGGCAAAAATCTTTTGATACAGCTTAGGGAGCGACGGCAGGTATGAGCCTCCGTTGGTTGGATCGTCTTCATTGCCGTACATGTCGCTCATCGTAGCCTCCGTAATTCCATAGAATTACACTAAAATTTAAAATTTCGATAGTCCTGTTAGGTATATGTCAAGGAAACAATTGACCCCGTTCCCGTCACAATTGTAAGCCCCGTCGCAAACGGTATCTGTATTTGGTATATACCAATCCCCAAAGAAGACGGGATAGCGTAAATCCTGTTACCCGTCAGTGAACCGGAATTATTGGTATCGTAAATGTAACCAGTCGTAGAACCTGCGGCTATGACGGAAATTGTCGCCAACCAGCCGGATGAAGATTTTATCACCTGAGTGGTAGCGGCTGCTATTTCTTTGGTGTTTTTGGAACCGTAGTATCCCGTCCGCAAACCGTCGTAGTTTGCTATGGAGTTAAGGGCTACAACACCATTTTTCTGTGCTGACAAAATATCGTCTAAGGATGCCATTAGTATTTCCCATCCGCACTTGCGCGGTAGCGTATGCCGCCAAGCCGCCAGAATGTGCCTACGTCTTGTGATGAAATATTAACCGCAATCAAACGCGCCCTGATACGGCAAGAAATATATTCCGTTGCCTGTGTCATTGGAAATGTGGCGGAAAACACGGAATTGCTTGGGAACCCTGAATACGATCCAGTCGTAACCGTCGCATCGCCCGGATAGTTGGTCCAGTACAAAGTTACGTACACGGTAGCGTTTTGGTTGCCAGAATACGTACCCCATTTCATGTCAGGCCAAATCTGGTCCACAAACATGATCTGGTCGCCTTCAGCAATGCTGAAGAAGCCCGTTTGCATGGAGGATGCCATAGCGGTCGTGGTGTTACCAACCGCCGCGTCATTACCTATTTCGTGCTGATATAAGTAGTTATCAGTGCCAGCACCAATGGGAGGCCCAAGGACAGATTGATCAATCCAAGCAGAACGACCCAAAGAGCCAAAGTCCCATTGGTTGAGAACCGTATTGTATTTAACATAGGAATCATTTTCTCCGTTTCCGTTTGCGGAAGGGTAGAACCACATGATTTCGTTAAACTGTGAATTAGGGGCGCAACGGATATGCTGTGTATAAGGGATGCCATTGCCATCATTTCCTGATTTTAAATTTTGGAAAATAACGTCCCAGACAGGGCAAGGCAGCGGCTTAGGGCCGTCACCAGCATTAACAAAGAACTGTTTCTGGGACATCCAATAGATGACGTTACCCAATTGACCGACGCATTTACGGCTGATTGCACCACAGTTGGAGCCGATTTTGTTGAATCCGTACACCAATGGCGCACCGATATACTGCATGGACCAAAGGTCTAAGTCAGTCCAAATTAAACCCTGTTGCGGACCCTGCAAGCACGTAACAATCTTGGAACCCTGCGGAATACGGTAAGAACCCGCCTGATTAGTGGCTGTTCCTATCCACACAGAACTATCGCCCACATCAGACCAGCGGATCAATAATGGATCAGGTTGCAAGGTAAACGAAGACCCCCAAGCAACAACCTGCCGCTGTGGCATCGCCACAAAGCATCCGTCATTAACCAATGGTGCTTGTCCACCAACGATCTGAGCGTTTTGCAACGCCCCAGAAGGGGACCAAAAATAAATAGCGCCGCCCGTAGGATTGGCAATTAAATTTTCGCCAAAGTTGTCCAAAGACCAGTCTGTTGCTGTAATAGCCGTACCGGGTACGGATGGTTGTGTAGTTCCAAGACCGAACCCGCCTGTACCAAATCCACCAACACCAAAACCTGTTCCCGTAGGTTGCGGGCCAATTGCGATATAAAAATTGGAATTTATGTTACCGCTATTAATAGATGTCGGGCCAGCAGTTGATGTGGCGCTGTTCGCGGCGGAAAAAGTAAATGTGTTCGCATTTGTTACGGAAGCAACAATATACAAACCAAACAAAGTTAACCCACCAACGGTGGTAGAAACACCAACATAAAATTGCGACCCTACGGAGTACCCGTGGTTATTTAACACTGCGGTTACAATGGAAGAGCCACTGATCGTTGAAAAGGTATAGGATGCGCCCCCATTGGTTACCGTGGATGTGGCGGGGGATGCTGCGGTAATTGTATATTGAGTACCAGATGCGGTTTGAAGCAGATAAGACCCCGTAAGGACTATGCCACCTACCGCCACCGGAGTAACGTAATTTACGTAATCCAGAACCGAAGCAGTTATGTTGGAATCAATGACCGTAACGGTTGTCGATCCCGAAACCGTGGAAAAATTAGGGGCGGTATTGGTTACAGATGTCTGCGGGGTGATATTAACGTTATTATTCCCAGTCAAAACGTTAAGGGATGATTGCGCCCCTACGGCCAAATGGTTGACCGCGTTAAGGTCCGCCCAGCCTTTTAACGCCCGAATCGTAGAAGAATAGGCGGTGTTAAAATATGTGACCCATCCGCCCAGCTTCTGAACAAGGCCAAGGTTATTGCGGTCCGGCATGAACCGGACAAGATTTGTGGAAGAAAGAGCCGCCTCATTGAGGGTCGGCGTCTTAATTACATCAACACCCGGAATTAATTTAAGTGTTGCGTGGGCCATCGCTTACCCCCTTGGCGGTGTAGCAATAGGCGAAGGAGATTGCGAACCCCATGCGGAAGATTGAAATTTTTTTCGATACTCCTCTACCATCGCACCTTTAAGAAGCGTTTGGTACTGCTGTTCCCAATTGATAGGCATCTGCGGATCAGCGCCAGTCGTGGAGAAGTTACGCTGAAACCCGCCCACGTAAACCATGCTGGCGGCTATAAATAGGTCCGGTAGATAAGTGGAAATAAACGTAGTCGTATTGGTCGCCGACAGGGACGACGCATGAATCGTCCCCGTCAACGTCAGTGGATAAGATGAGTTAGGATACGGCCCAAGGAGAATATACTGGCTTGTATTTCCAGTCGTGGCCGAATCGCCTCCATAAACAGCGAAGACACTTGGAACTCCTGCACTTGCCGTGCTGTTGAATACGTTTTGAATGTACTCCTTAGCCACGGGGGCCAAGGGAGTCAAAACCCCGTTATTGTTAACTTGAATCGTCTGAAGCGTAATAAACGCCGCAGTTGGTATCGTTAGGATATTTACGTTTTGAGTCGTAGAAAACGAAGTGTTATCATAAACTTGAGCGGACAAAAAATCCAGATCACGTTGCATCCGCAGTTCCGCGTAAGAAATTGCTTGGGGCAAAATGATCTGGAAATTAGTGTCAGTTGTAGGGACAACCGCCAAGGTGGCGATCTGTTGAACATATGACGAATATGTAAGGCCAGTTGTCATAAGTCATCCTTATTGGGCGGGCTGCTCTTCCGTTGGCGCAGCTTCAACAGGTGCTGGGGCGGGAACAACAGCAGATTCAATCTGTGGTTTTGCTTGACCATGAAGAAGCTGGATCAAATCAGCTACTTCCGCATAAACGCCAGCACCAAGATGCTTCAATACGGTGTTAACGTGGGCTACGGTCAACTTTAGTTCAAGTTCAAGATTTTCCATTATGTTCTCCTAAAATGGTGGTTTTTGAGGCTGTACTTGTGGTGTAGATATCTGGTTAATTTGAGCGGCAATAGCTGCTTCAACCCCCGTTATACTGATAGATTGTGATACCCATTGGAACGCCATTTCCTGTGTAATGTCCGCATATGGAACAAATTCCGCAGGATTTGGTGTTCCTAATTGTACTGTACCAGAACTTGATGAGGTAACCAAGCCATTCGTACCTGTGCAAACCCAATTAATGGCCGTAACCACATTGGTCAGGCCATCAGAGGATGGGTTTACGACAAATTGAGGAAACTCCCACGTATATTGCATTAAGCATACCCTACCAATCCGGCCAAAACGGTATAGGTATTGGATGCCGTTTTAATAATTGCAAAAGTGTAAATATCCAATGCACTTGCGTTGCCAGACCCCGGAGCAACCAAATTTTGCCACTTAGGCGTGATAGACGTGCCATCTATGGTAAATGCGGATGCATAATAAGGCGTGGATCCATTGGTATTGATAAACACACAAGTTAGCGCCTGACCCGTAGCCAATATGGAATTAAATGTATTTGACCCGTTACCACGGAAATTTAATGTAAAATTGCCACTGGCATTTGTTGTGTAATACAATACAGACTGCGTAAGAACGTCAAAGTTGATTGTTCCGGTCGCAGACGTTGCGGTAATAGTTGCAGGTTCAGCCGCATTTTGTATAATGGCCGCCAAGGTAGATGCCGAACCACTTAATGTAGCGGTGGCATTGAAGGCTGATGTTCCATTAAAGGTGGACGTGCCGCCAACAACCAGATTGCCTGTAAGGGTAAGAGCCGTAACAGAATTAATAATTCCATCATCCGCCTTCTTAATATTGGTTCCATCTGAATAAAGTAAAATGCTAAATCCTTGTGGCGGTGCAACCGTAGTACCCGCTGCTGCATTACTGCCGTTATTTGACCCAACCGTTACCGTATAAGCACCCGATGTGCTATTGGTAACAACCCACATACCAGCCACATTTTGCGGGAAAAGAACCGTTTGGTTGGCCGCCAACGAACCCGTTAAATTAATCCGCATAGCCTGAGATGTGGACCCGGCTGCTGTAGCACTGGGTGCTGCAATTAAGGTATAAGTGGGCGTTCCGCTGGTGCTGACAGATACGCTTGTCGTGTTGCCAAACATCTGGTCAAGGATGGTGGCATTATAGTTAAGCGGCTGATCCCACGTCGGGGACGTGCTGTTATACGCTGGTTCGTTTAAAGCAAGATTGGTTGTAATACTCATGGTTTATCCACCTTTTGCTCCAAACGATCCCAAATTTTGTTTAACATCATTTCAATGCGATTTAAATGAGCAGTTAAATCATCTTTGCTGACGTATTTTGTTGGCAAATCAACCCGCAAATCATTCAACATTTGACGGTCTTTTTTGGCATCCGCAATGATTTGGGCATAAAAATACCCTACACAAGCAAACCCCGCCGTAATGAGAATATCAACAATTTGCTGCCAGTCTAACGTCATAATTGCACCACAGGCCAAGTAAATGAGGAAACCACCGTAATTAATTCTTCAACAGTTGTAGCATTGGATATTGCCGTCCGATTGGCAAGCGCATCAGCCCTAACCGCAGCACGGTAAGTCGTGGTGGCATCAGGAACCGCCACATTGGTTTCTGCTTTACGAACAATCATCCAATCCGTGGGGAACAACAGGCTATATGCCGTTTGATCCACTTGAGCGGTAAAGGTCGCCTTTAATTGCGTCAGGTCTTTTGGCGACGTTGTATATGTCCCGTCCATGTTTTCTTGAACCCAGTAGAAACGGTCGTCTGGGCGTGGACCCCACGTAATTTCAACAATACCCAGTGCTTCACGCATTTCAGGCGTGGATTCCCGCAGCCAATTTGGAGGATAGTTTGTATCCTCTATGGTAAAGGGCTGATCTATGTTAAGGCGTTGTCCGTTATGAAGAAACATTAAAATGCCCTTTCTAAAGCACGTTCGTCAGACCATCCCCGCCGGACACGATCCTGAATAGTAGGATAAGGTATCCCAGTTTCTTTCGCCCAATCCATCATACACATGGTTTTGCCATTTTTGGATAAAAACTTGTTTTGACGTGTATTACGGGATTGTTCAGCAACGGTGGCCCAACGGCAATTATCTTTGATGTAACCTTTGTTGTTATCAATGCGTTCTAAGGTGCATCCTTCTGGACGTTCACCCATGTCAGCAAGAAAACCTTCAAAAGTTAGCCATTCTTGGCAAATTGTAATGCCACGACCACCATAATTTTTGTAAGCTGCCGTCTTTGGATTAAGGCATCTTGCTTTCATGCCTTGCCATGTTTCATAGATTGGTGTTCCAACCGCACCATGCGTTTCATTCTTGGCGGCAATCATTTCTGACCGTAAACATCCACAAGATTTAATATGCCCAGTACGGACTTCTGACCCACTGGCTTCTTTTGTGTTGCCGCAATCGCATTGAAATAAGTAAATTTTACCCCTGTTGCCCAAACCAATTTCTTGGATGGCAGTCAAGCGGTTAAATTTTATTCCAATCATTGGTTTTACTGAAGCCATGTCAGCGCCCTCTACTATAATTAAAGGGGTTCTCCGCAAAACAAGCGTACACATAAGTTCCGCCAGAAGCATTAAAATCTGCATTGGTTGTTCTAAGTTTAAATCCGTTTGATAGGAAATCAATTGGATATGGCGATGCTTCTGCGGCTGATTGATTGGGAGAAAGAACGTCATTCATGACATTATAAGTATCTCTGCTGGTATCCCAAATATTCCAAGAACCTGTAGAATCAGTTCTCTTAAACATCACCCAACGCGGTCTAAATCCGGTATAACAGAAAGGCCCGTCAGTTGAGCCGTTTCCACTTATGCTACCAAATGCACTGTAGCCAGCTACAGCGGCCCAACAGTAGGCGACCATAGAATTGGTAGATCCGTTTGTATCTGAACTTGTTCCAACACTAAATACGGAAGATGTAGGTAACGTAGAATTAAATTGACCAGAATTAGTTGCTTGAGCATTAGTTAAATTCAAATAAACAACATAATTGGCTCCCGATAAACCAGTATGCCATGTTGCCCAATTGGTGGCCGACGCGCTTCTATTTTTTACAATTACCATGCTTGGAGCAACACCAAGCCCATGCCCCACGGTGGCATTTGCACCGGTTCCGGTGTAACTAACGATAGAAAACCCTGCGGTCGTGTTAGCCGACACGGTGGACGTGATGCTGCCATTGGTGTTGGAGACGCCGCCCCCGCCGCCGCCTTTCCACATCCAACCAACATAAGATTGGTTAGACGAATAATTGGTGCCGTAAGTAAATCCGTTTGAATTAAACGACGTTATGTTTTGGGCGTTAGAGCCTTCTGCATTGGTCAGATTTGAATATAAAATCTTTGATCCGCCTCTTACTGAATCACTTAATGAGTGGTCTTCAGCGGCAGTTCTGTCTTTTGTCCAAACAAAATCAGGTTGGAATGTGGTGCCAATGGTATTGTTTGTGCCATTGTTGACTGTTCCACCCGCAGTTGAACCCGTATAGGTCGTAGCCGCCATATACTGCGCCCCGTTTGCAATGGTAGGCGTAGGCAGGTTGTAGGTGTTCAGTGCATTGAAGCCCGTTGGCGGGGTGTAGGTGAATGGCTGTTGGCCGA